CTTCGGGATGTTGGCAACCGGCTTGGTGACATCAATTATGTCAGGAACAGGCGGTTTTACAACGCTTGTGGCCACACTGTGTTCCTATTTATTCATGAAAGGGTTAGGTCAGTTTGCAGTGGAAAAAGTGAATGCGTTTTGGGTCAAATTCAAGGAAATTATAGATAGGATCAAATATAAGGATGGACAGAGAGTACATATGAATATGTTGTCGGGTGAAATCGAGTACGAAGCGCAGTCTATTAAGGACAACGTGAAGGAGTGGATGAGCTTGGATGAAGAAAAAACTATTAACGGCATATCCATGGGAGTTGGAGGAATTCTATTCATATTGACTAACATCCTTGAATCACCACACAGCACACCAGAAAAGATTGCTAATTACGTCGCGACCAACATTAAATCATATTTTATGAATAAAATGTCCCATAGAGACAGGACTACGCTAACTAAAGATATGGGTACTAAAATTTACGATGCTTTGTTATTTGTAGTGACAGGTAAGAGCATGAGTGTCAGGAAAATGGATAAATTATATCCAAACGTCAATTTGGCTATCACAGATTTGGAGCAGTTCAATTTGAACGAGGATAGGATGGCTGCAATTTCAGATCCAGTTAGAGCGTCGGGGCTTGTAAGGTCATATGAATATTTGGTTATGATGAAGCCAAAGATGTTTGAGAATAAGGACGTTGTGTTGCACAAGAGGGTCTCAGAACTATTGCATTCTGCTGAAGTCTTCTATAGGAAAGCCAAACACCATTTAGCTGGGTATACCACGGCCCGCCCTGAACCGGTTATGGTTAATTTCTACGGGCCACCTGATCAAGGAAAATCAAGTCTTGTCAAGAATTTTGTAGAGAGAGTGCACACGAGGTTGGCTAGTGATGCTAGGTGGCGTGAATTAGAAGTAGCAAGGTGCAAGATGTGTGATGTCCAGGATGGGCTATTCATTAAAAACATTGAATGTAAAGCACTTCATCTAGATACCACAAGTAATGGCGATTCGTTGGTCTATACAAAGAATATAGCTGAAGAGTGGTGGTCGGATTACAACAACCAATTCGCCACGTTGCTAGATGAGCTCTTCGCGGACATTGATTCGCCTAGCAAACCAGAACTTAGCATAACGATGATACAGAGAATGGTCAATTGCGCACCTTATCCATTGCCCATGGCAGAAGCTCATGAGAAAGGCACTAAGTATTTTAACTCACCGTTAATTGTAGGTACTAGTAATGTTGAGTTTCCAACTATTAAGAGCAAAATACCTCAACATGTTCCAGCTATTAGGAGGAGAATTACATTTAATGTTTCCACTGAACTTAAAGAAGGATATTATAGAGAGCAGGATTGCCCAGTAGACGAGACGGGTGTGATGAGAGACCAAAAAGTCAAGAGATATTGTCCCATCAGGTCTAGTGCCACATGGAGCAACGAGTGCTTAATGGTGGCAAAGAAGATGATGAGTAGGAAAGGGATGAAAATGCCTGAAGATTGGACTTTAGCGGACGTTAAAGAAAAAGCTGGTATTGAATTTGAAGCACCTAAATTCTACAACAACGCCCACAAATTGTCAATTGATAAGTATGGTTGCATGGGAGGTGATAGAGGAGTTGAGAGAGTATCGATAAATGCTTTAGACAGATTGGTTGAACAGGTAGTTGAAGAAATGATACTTAGGCAAACATCAAAATCTACTAATTATATTCCAAAAGCAGCTGATTGTTCTAGGTTGGATAGGAAAATTTCTGAGGACGAGTACAACAAGATAGTTCAAGAAATCGAGGAAGAAACACAAGTGATAGCAGAGACATTTGATTATAAGGATTATGATCCACAGCCCATGATGGCCGCAATTAAGATCATGGGGCCCAAACAATTCTTTGCTGGAACTTTTAGTCGTGTGGACACAGCGCGAGTCGAGTTTAATGATTTCTTAGCTAGAAGTAAAAATGCTGTGATTAGGCTTATTTCAAAAGGCTCCAACACTAAAGCTGGGGAGTTTGTTGCACATCTATTCAAACAAGCCAAGGGTGCAGCACGTTGCCTAGCTGATTATTTGCTGTCCTATTGGGACATTGCTTTTGGTGCACTTTGTATTGTTGGAGGTGGTCTAGCATGTGTTAAAGTGTTTGGGAGTAACAAATGTAGAGTTGCTGACGCATTGAGACGTGGCGATGACATCAGGAAGATTTATGGGTTACCTTATTGCACATCTTTGGTACCAGTGCGGAGTTGCAAGTTGTGCGACACATTATCCGGAAAGAAGTCGCGCATGGTAGAGATGTATAGGCCCTCAGTGAATAGGGGGTATACTCTCAAATTGAGACCCAAAGCTGCACACATCAGGGCATGGCTAAGTGATATATTAGAAACAGCGGAGATGCTAGGTATGAGAGTGTCCACTAAAATGTATAGGCAAGTATTGGATGTTGATGACGCTGTGTGCGCGACTATGTCTTCGGAGTGCAGTGTAGGGTACCATGATCATTGTAAAGCACACACAATGGGGGCACCTTGTATTGCTGATAAGAGAGAACTCAAGGACGAGGATATGTTGTATAGGTGTGAGAGTAAATATGATAAGGGTACGTTCTACGACAAGATTAGGGAGATTATTGGCAGGAAGGTTATGACATTGCCAGGAACTGCATACGTAGGTCCCAACAATGATCTTGCCAAACAAGTTGAGTATGATGTGAGAGATGTTCCCAAATACATTAAAGGGGTGTGTCACGACATAAAGGAGGAATTGGCGTCATTCATGAGGAACTACACTGATGTTGATCACAGAGACGTGCCGTTGTCTAGGATAGACGAAATCGCAGCCAAACATGACATGATATATAATGAGAACAAAGACCCCCAGTATAGACACCTAGCAGATAAGGTCATGTTTCACGAGGTGATGCACGCTGCAGTCGAGGACGTAGAGGATTTCCTTAACAAAGGCGCGACTTTACTAGGATTAGGCGTCAAGATCACGGCGGATAAAATTGGTGGAGTGAAAGATATCCCGTGTAAGAAATTTACTAGTTCAGTAGTGGAATATGGTTCAGAAAGACAAGGTAAATTTTGCGAAAAAGTGGGCAAAAACATCATACGCATAAAAAGAAGAGACACGGGTGGATGGTACACGGCACTGATGGTTGAAAAACAGGGTGCAATGATGGTTGGTCATGAAGCACAATTTTTTGAAGCGGGTCAAAAGGTAGAGGTCAGTAAGCTAGGTTGTGGAACGAGTGAAGTGGTCACATGGCAGATAGATAAGATCATTGATAATAACAGTAGTGATCTTGCAATGGTTTGGTTCACGAGTAAAACACCACCCTGTAAGAGCATAGTTAAAAATTTTAGGTCAAGAGGAACGCCACTTGAGGAGATGTTTGCCAAGACTAAACATGGAGGTAGTGCATATGTTGCCAGAGTTGTGCACGACAACATCAAACTTGAAGATGGGTCGCGTCAGGTGTTTGGAGTGAGATTTTCGGACGTCACACCAGGGTCTTTGAGAAGTGCCCATGAAAAGTACTCTAATGGAGATGAGATTATTAACAACTCTAATCTTATAGGCTACCAGGGTGTGTCTGGTTTAGGTATGTGTGGTAGTTGTCTCATATTTGATACGAAGGATTCAATATTTATAGGTGGGCTTCACGTGGCTGGTGCAAAAGGACATCCCGGTACTTTAGGATTTGCCTCTTCAATAACTAGAGAGGATATTGGTGAGTTTTTAGAACGTTGCGATGATGGTAAGGCTTGTGCAGTTGAGTTAGTGGGAGAGACCGTGTGGAAGACCCCATTGATGGTTGGACCTTTTGAAAATGTTCATGGTGTTTTAGGACACACAGGTACAGGAAAGCAAAAAAGGACAACCAAGATCGTTGCGTCGGAACTACAAAAGGATGGACGTGGGCCTTTTGGGCCGGTTAAGAAGGGACCAGCGGTGTTGGAGCACGAAGAAATCGATATTTTAGAAGTACAGATGAAGAAATTGTGCACGGACACTGCCGTTGTAGATCAAGAAATAGTTGGTGAGATAGTTGAAGATATGGCCACAAGTTTAATGAAAGGAACATATAAGTGTTCTCGAAAAATTCTGTCGTATGCTGAAGCAGTTACTGGAGAAAACACAAATCTTGGGCCAATAGAAAGATCAACAAGTCCTGGTTTTCCTTGGTCGAAGAAATGTAAAGATAAGACTTTGTGGTTAGGAAAGGGAGAGGAGTATGACACTACAAACCCAGAAATGAGGGGGGCAGTCGAAGAGCTCATTATAGC